ATTAGCATTTTGATTGGCGTGCATATGTAAAATACCAAAAATAGTATTTTTACTAGGTCTTAATACTTGGGCCATCTTCCTGCAAAAAATAGCTGTTAATTTTTGCACGTCTTGCCTGAACTGGTTTTCGTAATCATAATCCATTTCTGATTTTGTGCAAAGCATAGAAATAGAATCTATAATTATTACGGCATTTCTAACATTAGATACAAGCTTCTCACAGATTTTAAAAACATCTTCAGCAGACAATAATCTGCCAGATACAGAACCTATTACACACAGACTATCTTCATCTGTTTTTAAACCAAAAGCCTTTAAATCTCTTGGTTGGATTCTATTCTCAACATCTATGTAATATACTTTTCTATGAATACCATCTTTTTGGTTCTGTGCAGAAGCAGCCGCGGCTAAACATAATGTAGTTTTACCTAGCTTCTCTTGTCCTGAAACTAATACTAAACTACCCTCTTTTATACCACCGCCACAAGTAACATCAATCCTAGGAGAAATGCTGAAAGTAGCATAATCATCTGACGTAATAACATCATTTAAATATTTATTCGGGTCTATTCCGAATTCCTTAAAAATATCTTGTTCTATATTTTTGGTTTTAGCCATTATTCTAAACCTTTTAATTTATCTATTTTTTTAGTTTTAACTTTTGCTGTTTCTGGTATTTTTAATTTTGATTCTTGTATTTTTTCTTCTGGTATTTTTGCAATAGCTTCTTTAATCCATTTAGGATGCAGTGAATACACTGTATTTTTTCTTA